AGTTATTCCTAAACCCGAAGTAGCAATACAAGTTCAGGAAATTATTGATGCATATCTTTCTGATGAAACAGCTCATACTATCGTAGGAGCTCAACTTAAAGACGAACCAAGATCCAGATCAAAGGTACTTTCGGGAAATACTAGAATGTTTGCTATGTCTTCCTATGATAGTACGCTTGTGAATAGAATGTATCTACTTCCCTTTTATAGTCTTATGTGCGAGCATAGAGATGTATTTTATACCAAAATTGGCATAAATATGCACTCCTCGGAAGTAGAAATCATGTATAAAAGCTTACGTGATTTTTCTGACAATATTATGGAAGGAGACTATGGTGGATACGATACTAGTATGCCAGTAGGAATAGGTTTAATTACTAATTCTATAGTATATACTATGTTAGAAAAATTAGGATATAATAAAACATCCTTACAGATAGTTAAAGGAATTCTTACTGAAAATCTTTTTCCTACTGTAGTCATGGACGGGACACTATTTACACCTCCTGGTTTCCAACCTTCAGGAAAATATGCAACCGCAGAGGACAATTCTTTAAGAGGTTTAGTCCTTTTATATTATGCTTTTGTTGTTATGTGTACACCTCTTGGAGAGGATAATTCTTTACATCAAACATCTAAATTTCGTCCATCTGACTTCGATAAGCTATTTCTACCCATTACCTATGGAGATGACATGCTTTGTGGAGTTAAAGATGAAGTATCAAAATATTTCAATAATATTACTTATGGTGAATTTGTACGTGAAATATATTATATGTCATTCACAACTTCCGATAAGAAAGAACACACTTCTCAATTTATTGATGTAGGTTCAATATCTTTTTTAAAAAGGACATTTGAATACCATTACTCTTTAGAGCGTATTGTCGCGCCCCTTGATAAGGAATCTATAATGAAAAGTCTATGTTATTATTTACCATCAAAAGAAATATCAAGTGACGAGCAACTAATACAAACTAGTCTCTCTGCTATTAGAGAAATTTTTTTTCACACTAATTTTGAGGAAGACTACAACCCATATAGAGAACGATTCATCTCTACATTAACTGAATTAACACCTCTCTCTAAACCTGAGTTAGAAGATTTGTTCCCAACCTGGGACAGTCTTCTAGCTCAATATAAATGAGACAACTTGTCATTATGATTTTTTTGACGTTAAATAAAAAATCAAACTCTACTCCAAATTTACTGATTATCTATTCACTTTATCAAACCATAAGAAAGATAATTTCAGGAAAAGTAGTTACAAGAGGAGGCTTATTTAA